TATGCCATACCTTCAGAAGTATCTGTAGTATGTTGCTTATCAGGTTCATTCATTGCAAGATTTTTTGCCTTCTGTTTCTTTGAGATCTTTGGACCTCCAATTGGATCACCGTATTCATCTCTCTGAACTTCTTCCTTTTTAACACTTCCAACAGGTTTACAGTTAGGAACCATCTTGCCACCCTTTTTCTTCATACCATAAGCTTTATATCCATCCCAACATTTCTCTACAAACTGTTGAAATAAAACTCCTGATGGTTCAAACTCTTCCTTCTTACTATTACCATAGTTAGCAGCACCCTTCTTACGGCACTGAACTAATCTACCAGATGCGTATGCAGAAGGCCAAACACTTGCACTTGCTTTTACCTTATGATAGCAAGCATCTTTCTTTCCACTACCTTTGCCTTTTTTGTCTGCTTCAGTGATTTGAATTTCTTCTTTCATTTTCTTTTTGTCAGTAGATACGTAAGTTGGTTTTGCAGCACCAGTTTTTGATTGTTGACCTGGATCTGCTTTCTTTTTTCTTCTTGATGCAGAGAGTCTTTCTGCCTTTGTCATACTTGCTCTCTTTGAAGAAGATACACATTTCGGTGTTCCTTCACCTGGTTCATCACTAGCACAAGTTCCACCTGTGACTACATTGACCCAACCACCTTTTCCATCTTTGGATTTAGAACCTTTGAACCATTTATGTAGAGAACCTTCAGACATCCCGCCACCATTTCCTCCACCATTTCCATTACCACCATTTCCATTTCCATTTCCATTTCCATTACCACCATTACCATTTCCATTACCATTTTTCTTTTTACCATTACTATCATCATCATCTTTTTCATTACGTAAATATCCACCATAACCAATTCGATAACCCTTTGGAATTGGTTTACATTTCTTATCGGTGTTACAATAATAGTATCCAGATTTACACTTTTTCATTATTACGAGTAGATTTCTCCTTATTATTTAGAATTCCTTGTTTCAGCATTTTTGATAACTCGGATGTTGAACCAACAAATAGTGCATTATTTGTAACATTATTTGTAGTTTTATTATTTTCTTCATCAACTTCTTTTACTTTTTTCTGTAAATCCATTAATTTATCAGTCGTATCTGCCACAGATTTAATTAACTGTCCTGCAACTTCATATGCTCTAGGACTTGCAGTCTCACCAGCAACTTCCATGATACCATTAATTGCTTCTTGACCTTTTTCTATTAATGAATATAAATTACCTCTTGTATAGTCATAATCTTTACCTACATCTTGTCCTTCAACTTTTTTAATTTGATTTTTCTTTTTAGAAACAACATCCTCTGGTGTTGGAATAATTTCGGACTTTATATTTAAAGCCTCGTCAATAGGATCATAATTAGTCATTAGATATCAGTTTGCCTTGTAGGACTGTAAGTTTTAGAATCTGAGAAAACTGCTGAAGTTTCACTAAATCCAAAATCATCATCTGGACCAGCATCAACAGGATCTGGAGTAACTGTATATCTCATCTCACGTTTTGCATTTTTGACATCAGTGTTTGTACTATAATCAACTTGAACTTTCTTAATGAGACCTTCTGAGGATTCTGCAACAGGACCAAATAAGTATGTTTTTGCAGTGAATCCTAATGTGTATATTAATGCTCTTCGTGTAGAAAAATCACCTTCATAATCATCTTGAAAATTTATGCTATCCAAAACTATCGGTATATCTCTTTTTTCTCCTATTTCTTTTACCAAATCCACTGTAAGATTGAATGATGGTTGAAAGTATGGTAATATTTGCTCAACAATTTGCAGTGCATCATCATTCAATTTTGCAAGTATGTTTAATTCAAATCCAATGTTATATGGAACAGGCATAAAAACTTTTTTTATATTATTTCCATCAGATGCTTTAAATGTTTGAGTAATTCCAGTTTTTCTAGAAGAATCATAACTAACATTATTCATCTCGAAGGACATCCTAGGTAAAGTAATACCAACAGGTTTATTCAAATCTGCCTGTTGTTCCAATCTTGCAAGAAATTTTTGTGAAGGACCATATGCCAACGGAACTTTTAATTCACTATAAGTATTACCTGCACTGTCATCATGACGAATATTAATAGCATTAAAAAGTGTTCCAAAAGTAACAATTGTCTTTCTAATTATTTCGTGATAGTAATAAGTTCCCAACATTAAAATGTACCAAATGGATTATTTTCTGAGAAATCGATAATTGCATCAGCTTCTGTTTCGATTTCATCACCTTTATCATATTTATCAGCAAATTCTGCAGACTCAATAAAATCAACAGTGTAACTTGCTGATGATGTAGATCCAACTATTATATCACCTGCAACAAAAGTTCCATTTGTTGTTCCCAGTTTCAATGTATTTGTAGTTACATTCCAAGACTTGACTCTTGCAGTTGCACTAGATTTTGAACCTGTTACAAGTTCATTAAATTGATAAGTTCCAATACCTGTAACAACAGGTGGAGAGGAAATTGTTGCAATTCCAGTTCCACTAGTATATCCAATACCAGCATCCGAAATAAGAACTTGATTGACAGTATTACCAACACTAACTAAAACTCTTCCAGTAGCAGTTCCAACTCCAGATGTAGGAGTTGTAAAGAATAGATTTGGTGCTGTTGGATACCCATCTCCACCTGATGTAATTGTAACAGTTCCAATACCAGCACTATTTGTAACCAATAATGCTGTTGCAGCAGCACCTACACCATAAGATGTACTTCCAACTCCTAAAACTGTTGATGCAGCACTGACAATTGTTACTGAAGGAGTCATCGTATATCCAGCACCAGGATTTACAATTAGTATTTCTTTAACTGAATTAACACCATTTATTGATGTTGTAATTGCAACAGCAGTTGCATTTGTTCCTCCCGAAGGTGCAGTTCCTATTGCAACAGTTGGTATTTTCGTATAATCATATCCGTCTTCATTTAAGAATATCTTTCTAACATATCCAGTTGCTGTATTTACACCTAAAGTTGCTGTTGAACCAATTGATATAAGTTGCAGTGACGTAATATATCCTTGATCCACAAGTGCATCATCAATCTCATCAGATGTTGTACTGAGTTGATTCCATCCTCCCATCTCATCTTCAAGTTCAAATAGTTCACATCTAAGTTCGTAAACATAATTTTTACCTAGTTGATAAAAAGGTTTTTCATGTTCTACAAATTTAATTTCAAAAATTCTTCTACCTAAAGGAAAATAAATTAAATCTCCCTCACTTGGTCTACTTGTAACTTCTATCTCACCCTCTGGCAAACCTTCTAAAAATGGAGAAATAAAATCTTCAAATCTTTCTTTTGATATTGTAACTATAAGTTCATCCTTCAAACTCATTCCAAATTTGGTCATGATATCACCAGCACCACCATATCCATCAAAAGTATTCACATATGCTTCAATTGCAAAATTATCACTAAATTTTGATGATTGTATTTCAGTAAAAATACTATCTTTATTGACTATTCTACGAGGTAAATACATTACCTCAACACCATACATTTTTAGTTGTTCATTGATAAGATCTTGAACAAGTCTTTGCTCACTTTGTGATCCTTGTAGAAAAAAGGGATTTAATGCCATTATTGACTATCCTATAAAATCGAGAGGTGGTAACTCATATTCTGAAATAAGTCTTTCTCTAATACTTTCCAATTCTTTTTCAGCATCATCATAAATCTGTCTGCCATTTAATTCTAAACCACCAGGAAGTTTGACACCCTGAAACTTAATTAAGTTTTGACCCCATTGTCTCTTTATTAATGATGTGAGATATAATTTTAAGAAACTATCGTTATAAACACCAGTAAAATTATCAGGATCTAAAATTCTATCACATTGAATTACTAAGAATGTTCCTACTTCTTGTGCAGCCCAATCAATATCTAAGTATAATCTATTTTGCCTCTTGTTAAATCTTATTTGTTTATCTGTTGTAAGTAAGTGATCAATATCTTCAAGATAACTTTTTGTCATTGAATATTGAAGTAAATTGACTGAATTAAAATAGTATAAATCATTTAAAAATAACTGATATTTTATACTAAACATACCACCAGATATTGAACTAGTGTCAAATTTAAATATTCTATCAATTCCAACAACCGAATCAGGAACTTGAATAAAATTAGATGTTTCGTAGAAATTTGAAGTAACGGTTCCTAAACCAGTGATACTTGTAGAATTTCCAGTAGTAGTAACAATTCCAACTCCTGAAGTTCCATTAGCTTTTCCACGATCTATATCTTCCTGAGTTAGTTTGTACTTAAGGTACATTCTCTCAATACCATCAAAATGTCTCTCATTAAATAATTGGAGAGCATCATCAATTAAATCATCTGCCTGATCATCATCTACGTTTATTTCTAAAACTGGTGCACCTAATTTTCGAAAACAGTAGTCAATAAGTCCTTGTCTAGTACTTGGTTTAGCCATTAAAATACACCCCCATCTATAAGTCCTGCAGTTAATATTCCAGCAACAGTAACACCTGCATTGAAAGTAGAAACACCTGCATTTACAATTAATCCACCAGTTGTTATTCTTACTCCTGTTCTAGCAGTAATAAGACCCACTGCATCTATGTTAGTTACATCTTCATAAGTAAGAGTTCCTGCAATAGAAACATTACCGTTAAATTGAGCATTACCAACAAAAGTAGATAATCCTGTGATATTTAGAGAAGAACCTATTATATTATCTAAAACTAAATTACCTTTAGTAAAAAGATCCCCACCAACAAATAAATCATTATTTGTGGTTACAATACCTACAAAAGTTGAAATTCCTGCAACATTTAAATTTGTTGAATTTAAATTAACAAAAGTTGAAATTCCAATTGCATTGATATTACCATTAAAAGTTGATATTCCAGAAACACTCAACTGAGTTACAGAAGCAATACCACCTATAACATTTTTAGCAGTTTGAGCGCTAACGGATCCACCACCAGCACTGGATAGTATTTTTATTGCATCTGATTGACCAACTCTGACTTTAATTGGCATTATCGAGTAACTCCTTCTCTTAAGAGCACGGATCCCTCCACGACTCTTGTTTTTTCACTTGCTGCATTTGTTATCACAATATCATATACATATCGACCTGGTTTAGGTACATTGGATGCTGATGCGGTTAAAGAAATTAATATTTTTCCCTCAGAAGCATCCATTACAGTAGTAGTAAAATCATGTTTTGAAGTACTACCAGCATGTTTTCTAAATTGAGCTGCGACTGAAAATCCACTCAAATTTAATGGACCTGAATCATCACTCTCTACTAAATCGAAAGTTTGACTAAAATCTGATCCTGCATTGATAACCAAATTCGAAACATATACAGCTGCCATCTACTTAAAATAATATTTGCTAATTATATTTATGTGTTATTATTGCCCTCAACTAAAATTTTGAGTAAAGACTTGATTTCATCAATCTCTTTTTTCATATTTTTTATTTCTTCTTTTTGATTTTTTCTAATTTTTAAAGATTTCACATACTGTTCATATCCAATATCATCGCAATTTATAATTGCTCCTGTTTTTTCATCTCTGTATAAATGTGGATGTCCTTCTACTTTAATCATCACTTAACAGCAATTGCTCTCAATTCTTTAATTCTTGGAGGTTGAGCCTGATTCGTTCCTGACATTACAATTTTAATTGTAAATCCTATAAATTCAGGTAGATTATCAACAGTAAATTGATATTCTTTAAATTGATTATCTAAACTTGGTGTAACTATTGTATCAGGTCTACCATCATTTTTGGATTCATCATCTACAATAAAACCATCATTATTTGTTTTTGTAGTATTTTTAAAACCAGGAAATAGTTCAAATGATTGTTCAACTTCATTAGAATCTGGTCTAACTAAACTATAAAGAACTCTAAAGTCTGACGATTCAGGTCTAAATGCACTTAATAATACTTTTAATGATGTTGCAGGATTTTTAAGATTCACTCTATTACTCATGTAAATTGCAGAATGAGGATCATCAATTACTGAATTTACACGACCATCACTATCATAATTTTCTAAATTAACTGGTCTATCTAATCTATTACCTATAAATTCAGTTTCAGAACCACTAGTTAAGTGTATCATAGGAGATAAATTTTCATCGTTTGAATTTAAATTAAGAACAGTTGTAAATGATTTATTTGATGGTAGACCGATTAAATTTTGATTCTCATTTATTTTAGATGCGACTAATTTGACTTTATCAAATGTGTTGATAGTATTAAGTTGAACATTTTGAAATCCATCATCTAAGTATGATACTTCATTTCCACTCGCACTTGTACCAGAAACACTTCTAATTGATGCCTGTATGCCTGTTACAGCACCTTCCACACCAGTAGGGGTCAATACATCATATCTCGGAACTATAGCACTGTATAGTATATTCTGGGTTGCTCTTACGTTTGATCCACCTACAAATTCATCATGAGTAAATGATAATTGAGGAGAAGTAGCAGTATCAGTGGATCTATTTGTTCCATTTTTAGACCTATCAAAAGTTACATGATAAGTATCAAGATCTATAGGTTGTCTAGGATAATCAACTACTGAAAGACCTGTTGTATCAGTTGTCTCTAATCTTCTTATTGATACTCCAGCAATTTCATGCTTTTTAATTACTGAATTAAGTGAATGATCTATTACAACTGTATTATCAACACCTCTCTGACTATTACCAATGTTTAGTACACCTGTTCCAACAGATTCATATCCTATAATCTCACTTCCAACTTTCACATATCCAGTATTTGCAGCACCGACTGCTATTCCTTCAAAATTAGTAAATTGAGATGTTGATGCAACACTGATAATTGATGTTTCGGTTTTACTTAAATCTGCAGTTATTATAGTTGGTTCTACATCAGATTCAATTTGCCTAATTTTTACTTTATTAGATGTTGAATACATTCCGTGATTGAATTGTTCGACAAACAGTACATTACCTGCATGTGCTCCACCATCAAATGCAACTCCACTAGAACGAATAGCACCCGTGGCACCCATTGCTACAACAGTTCCAGCATCATTAAAATATTTAATTTGAGTTCCATCTTGGAATCCGTTTGAACCATTATCAGCCTGTATATTTGTTAGGAATAATGTATCAATACCATCAATACTTCCAATTGTTATCTGAGCACCCTCACCCTGTCCTCCTTTTGTTCCTACGGTTGAAGTTACAATACCAACTACATCCCCAACTTGATATCCAGTTCCTCTTACAACTGGAGTTGTATTAACAGCTGTTATGGCACCATTACTATCAATAGTATCAATATCTATTTTTAAACCAGAACCTTTACCAGTTATTGCAAATGTTTCAACATCAGAGTCAGTTGTGTAATTTGATCCTCCAATATTCGGAAGTGCAGTTAAGGTTGATACAGAACAACCAACACCTGTGATTACAGCAGTACTTGTATTTTGACCTCCACAAATTTTTCGACCTGGTGTAAGGAATGATCCCATTCCTAAGTTTGTGGTTATACCTATTGATCCTGTTTTTGATAGAGTAAATAAAGGATTATCTATCATTGAAGTTTCATAACCATTACTTTCATCCAAATCTGGATTATTAAAGAATGCTGAACCTGATTGTGATGTGAATTTGGCTTTATATAATTTAAAGGTCATATCTTGATGCTGATCTTCAGTCCAAAGAGCACCATTTTGTGATTTAAATATTGAACCAGCACCATACTGAGTTGAATATATTATAGATGAACCAGGATTTGCTCCTGTAATTGTTGATGGATTTACGGCAGTACCACCATGTCTTCCTGTCCAGACATTGTATGCAACACTTCGTGGTGCAAGTAAGACAAAAGAATAAGATGTACCTGGTTCCAGATAAATTGGTTCAGGGAAAGTAAATTTGGTTGCTTTACTTGCCTCATTTGGATCAGCTTCAATGAGTGTAACTTCATTTCCATTAGCATCAGTACCCTTGGGTTTAAGAGTCCTGCTTCTTCCAATAACTTCCATTGATGGTCTTGCATCTGCAATAGTTGTTCTTATTTCACATCTTATTGGAGAATTTGTCACAGTATCTACTGTTGCAAAATAAACTTCAACCGCAGTTATAAAAGCACCATTTTTATCTTTATTAGCATCTTGAGCACTTGGAGCATTAACATTCCCACCAACTATAAATGTTTGTGCAAGAGGATCAACATTTCTACTTCTTCGTATAGTGCCTCTAATAAGGAAATTTGTAGTGTTGGTTGTTGTTGTAACTGTAGTCTGCCATTCTTCGACTGTTCCTCTAGAATCATATTGTTCCTCTGCAGTTATGACTCCAAATTTTTGTGTTGGTTCTACATTTTCATTTGTAGGACTTGTTGTGACTTTAAATTCTTTTACACCTGTTTGTATTTTAACTGGTGGTGCTGGTTGTGTATGTGGATTACGAATGAAACATGAACCAAGCACATCACCATAAGCATCGGTGATTAATCTTATATCTTTCACGTATGAAGTAGCACCACTTTCTTGACCAACTAGTTGTGCATTTTTTGTAACATAACCAAAATATTTACCTTGTGCTTCCTCAGCTAGTGATTTTGTATCAACATTTAAAACTGTTGATGATTGACTATAATTAGAAGATATTTCTGTTATACCTGAAGTATAAGGATTATTAAAATATGTTTCTGATGGATTATTATATTTTCCAGATTTATGATCTGGTTGACATAATCTAAATTTCATAATTACATTACCCTCTTCATTGAGAGCATGAACTTCCTCTCCAATCTTATAGACACCATTTGATCCAGATACAGATCCATTCTTAGTTGGTGTTATTTCAAGTAATTTTGGAATTACATCAAATATTTTTTGTCCATCAAAGAACACATATGTTTCAACAAAATCAACGAATCCTTCAGATATAAATTGAATATTTCTTGATCTAACAAAATCATCATTAGATGTTGAAGTTAAATTATTTTGCCTAGTAACTGTTGTATTAGACCTTACAATTGTTTGACCCAATTGTACTCTTTCATTTGTCCCTAAACCAAATCGACTTAAATCTCTTCGAATACCACCACCCATTAAGAACTGTCGTCGTACTTCTCCCAGATTTATAATTTCGTTTCTAGTAGTTCCCGTTTGTTGTATATTGTGATCTGCAAGTTGTGTAGATCGAGTCCATCTATCAAATGCAGGATCTAATTCTACTTCACCCTCAAATATAGGTAGCTCATAAGGATTTACATTTATGATATCATTTGTATCTCCACTTATTGTTGCATATGGTTGTGTAATCCACTCAACTTCTTCATAATTTAATGTTACAACATTTCCTGTTTTTTTCACGTTGGTATCAAATAAAGGAAAATCTGTATTGAAATCTAACTGTGAACTTATTGTAATTTCTGCAGGTTTAATTTGAGAGGCAAGTGTATCCCTTGTTCTAAATGGTATTAATTCTTCTGATTCAGGATTTATTTGTATTAATGAATCCTCACTAATGAAATTATAATTTTTAAAAGGATCTGCAAACAAACCACTTTTAAATCTATTTTTACCTTCTTCATCTTGTATTTGTAATGTTTGAGCACTAACTTCTAAAAGAGATAATGTTGTAGTTTCTTCTAAATTTGTTACTCTATCTTCAATATTACCAATATCTCTCATAGTGAATCTTCGATTATCGATAAGAGTTAAAGTTGCATCTTGAGGATTATATAAGTAAGGTGGTAATGAAATTGTTGCAAGTTCCATCAACTCTCCAACCATGGTTGGTGGTTTTGGATCAAGAGATGAAACACCTTTTTCATAGACAAATTCACCAAATTTATTCATGTAAACTGTATCTTGTCTACCTAGATAAAAACTATAACTAGCAGTTGAAGATTCATTTGGTGTAAAATAATGTAATATTGAAGTTCCACTAAAATCTCTTGTGGAGAATTCAAATGGTGATCCTGTATCTGTTGCAGGATTATATACAGAAACTCTTGGTCTAAAATCAAGTGTATCAGTAGCTCTTATATTGAATTCACCAATATCAGGTATGTCTTTTGAAAATCTCTCTTCATCATAACTTCTTACCGTAAATACATCTCCATCATCGGAGGAAACAGAATAATAATCAAATACAACCAATAATTGGGCACTTGGTTCAGAAACATTTCGATTACGAATTAATCTAGAATAATCATAGAATTCATCTTTCTGACCTTTATCTAAGGTGAATGAATTTGTTACATTTTTATATTTTCCAATTGTGATTGATTCAATATTTGTGTTTATGTCTGATTCTTCAAAATGAACTAATTCACCTGTCTGAAATTTTCCTGATGTAAGATAAACTATTTCTAATGTATTTGCTGATGGTGATGATACAACTCTTGCAATTATATTACTATCTTGACTAATTATATTTTCACCAATAATAGCATTGTCTTGTACAGCAACGGTGCTTGTAAATGTTAACTTATCTAATACTGGTGCAGATGCATTCGTTGATTCATAAACTGCTAAAAACTTAGCAACATCTGGATAATTTAAAGATATTTCTTCGTCTTGAACTCTCAATCCATATCTAGCATCAAAAGTGAGACCGTCTGCAATTGAACCACCATTCCCACCTGCAACACTTCCAGATTCTGCATTTTTTGATCTAGTTACATTTAATGTTTGACTTCTGTTATATTGTTTTATCTTGGATTTTACTTTATTTTTAATTAAAGATACATTTACCGTTTTACTATCATTCGCAGCAATATTTGTAAATGTAACAGAAGCACCATCAGTGCCATATGAAAAAGTGTCATTTGTAATTGCCAAGGGACTACCATTACTGGCAGTAGACATGGTATATCTTTCTTGATCAAAAGTATCAAATATTACATCTGAAACATCTGTAATATCACTAGTGTTTATTGTTAATTGATTTGAACTTGCGTTTTTAGATATTTGTTTTGTAATTTTTATTTTTGATTCTGTGAGATCAACATCAGCAATATTAGGATTTAAAGGTACGTACAAAGCTCCTGTGCCTCTGATAACTGGAGCACCAAGAAACATGTTAACTACTTCTGTTCCAGATGTAAGAGATCCATCATATACTCCAGCAACAGAATCAGGTATTAAAGCAAGTGTGATTGTTCCATTTGCATTTATAGATGAGACTGTATTAAATGTATCTAATGTGGATCCTGCTTTTCGATATACAACTAGAGATCCTTTTCTAAGACCTTTGAATCCTTGACTTAATGATGCAGTTGCAATACCAGCAGTTACAGATACTTCAGTTATGGCATTTGGTAAATTAAATTTTTCAATAACCACATCACCTTTTAAATTATTACCATCTCCTATAGATCTTATGTTTTGTGCTGCATATTCTGTTTTTATACCTATTGTTCTAGGAAAATCAACACCATTAATTTGTATCTGTTCACCGACATTAAATGATCCTGAAGTTTCATTCAACGAAACAACTGTTGATCCACCTCCAGCTCCTACAGCAAATCCACTAGCACCACTATTTTTACCTTTAATAAATGATCCTTCTGGTAATTCTGTATTACTTACTGATTGATTTAAGACCAAATCGGTATTTGTTTGAGCATCAAATAATCTTAACTCCCATTTTGTAGTTACATCTTCATATGCAGAGTCCTCCAAATTAAATGAATAAACTCTTGCACTTCCTATATTAGTTCCTGTAGAATTAAAATTATCAAATAATTTTACAATACTTCCCTGAACAGCAGTACCTTTTGTAACGTTATTCAATTTTAATATATTACCCATTTCAAAACCGACACCTATATCACTTCTGATTCCAACATCTCTTGGTTTATCAACATCAATAATTGTAGTTCCTGTTTTTTCAATATCGTATCCTCTTACATAAACTTCACCTGCAGATACTTTTAAACACATCAAATCATCTGATGGTGTGTTTTCTTGTTCAGTTTTTTCATCTTCAAAAAATAAACCATTATTTCCTAATTTATCATTTAATGAATTGAATAAACCCATGTTGAATGGTTCTACACTATAATCACCAGATTCATCATAAGTTCTTCCTGCGATCCAGTCACGAATTTTATTATAGTCACTCTTTGTCTCTATTATCTTGAGTTTTCCTTCATCAAGTCTCAATACCTCAATAAAATCAGTATCATTTTTATCTGTTAATGCTTTTTTAGTTAGGATAAGTTTTATTTTTAATCTATCTGCACCAGGTGCTGCAAAGTTACTAAATCCTTTAGCATTATCAAACAAACTATTATCTTCTTTAGCATTGACAATTAGTTCTTCAATTTGTAGTCCTATTCGGTATGATGGGGTGTTTGTATAATGGTCTAATATAATTGATTGATCTGATACGTTTACAAAAAATCCTCTTATAAAGTATACACCTTTAGAAATAAAAGCAGCAGAACCTACTGCAGTTGCATCTACAGAAATCAAAGATGCAAAAGGAGTGTTGGCAGTTATTGTTGTATTTCCATATACTATATTTTCATTTGAACTTAATGACTCACCATCAGTAAATGAACTGAATTGTGAATCACTACCAGCACTCAAATAATTTACATATAAAGTAATATCACTTACTTGACCTCCATCGGGGAGGGAGACTGATTTTACAACTGCCTCAATCCCAGACTCAGATCCTTTTATTCTTTTTCCTATAAAATTTTTGATATAAACAGATATATCAGTATTGAAATTAGTATTATTTAATTTTACTGCATTATTTTGAATATTAAATCCAACTGCACCAGGTATTACTACTGAACCATCTTTAAAAACGTGATCACCAAACTTTTCTACTTGATTTTGTAATATTGATTGTTGCTGCGTTAATTCTCTAGCTTGCACTGGAAAACCAGGTTTATATAAAACCTTATGAAAGTTCTTTTCACTATCGAAATCATCATAGTATGGACTTGCATTTAAATTGATTTTTTGTGCCATTTGTTTAGAATTCTAGAATAATTTTAACGTCTTCTTTTTGCCTAATGTTTCTTTCAACTTCTTTTCGATTGTCGATGTAAATAACATCTCCAGTCTTTTTATTTATTTCAGGATTAGCAAGTCCATTTGTAAACTCAACACCCAAATTGATCTGTTTATTACCAACTACTGTTGTTATACCAGAAAAATTTGTATTAATATTTTTTGTAAATGATAATGCTCCAGATCCAATTACACTTTCACTAGATGATTCAAAAGGTAAAAGTTTTGCTCTAGAATTCATATTTGCATAATCAGTAGTATCATATGATGTTTGATTTAGATTCAAACTTCTGTCTTGAATGTATTTTAAAACAAAAGTATCTTGATCATAAGAAGCAACAGTTCCTCTTGCCACACCATCAGTAACAGATTGTGTTATTCCTACACCAATCAATGTACTGTAATCAGTAACTCCAGTTATACCAGAGGATAATCTAATGGATGATAAAGAAGAAAATTGAGATCCTGTGGATATTCCTACAACATCATATTTACTTGGATTCTTAATTATCCCTACCTGTGCAAAATGTGTATCAGTAGGAAAATCTTTTGTAGAATCATCAAACCTAGAATAAACTAAAACTTTATCAGCACCAAGTTCATCATAGATGTTAAATCCATGACCCTTTGATGGTGGTATAATTGGTATTAAATTAGCACGAGTTCCAGAAGTATTAAATGCTAAATTACTTAAATCAACCATCGCAAAAGTGTATCCAGAACCTCCTGCAGTTACAATTACATCAGTTATTACACCTGAAGTATAACTAACCAAAGCTTTTGCACCTACACCATCACCTATAATGTCAACAGTTCGTGATCCAGTCTGATTTCCATCATATCCAGATCCACCATTTTTAATAAAAACTTTTTTAATTTGGTTTTTATTAATATCAGAATCTCCTGCCTCTCTTACTGCCTGTATCTGAGCATCAGTCGATGTTGACCAATCATTTGGTAAAACTATATATTCGGTTGAATCAAATTTTACAACATCACTTGGTGAAACTGTAAATAAGTATTTCCATGTATAGTTATCCTGAACACCTGCTGCTGCTGGTTCCAAATCAGTAAATGTTGGTTCATCTTTACTCTGTTCACCAATAGAATCAGTGCTATCAGGAGTTCCTGAACCTCCATTATCTAAACAAATATAAACTTTAAACTCTGAAGTTATAACATAATAATTACTTCGATATAAACTTCCAGTTTTGGAATTGGGTGTTAGATTATTTACACTATAATCATGACGATACATATCGTATCTTGTATTTGCAGTCCATGAATGTTTTTTAACAACTCTCCTAATGTTTGAGGTGTTAATTTTTTTTCCAAATAAAGAAGTATTTCTGTAATGTGTCAAATATTTTTGATTATCTATTGGATCTGGAGTTCCACTTGAATCATTCCAAGTGGTAGTTCTACCAAAACCAGCTATAGCTGGATTAGGTAATCCTAAAAATACATAATAAGAATTATTAGAATCTAATACAGAATCTACAAAATTACTTGCGTTTACTATTCTAAACTGATCTGTTACTACAGCTGGCATATTAATAGTTTTTTAGATATTTATACAACATATTTAAGTTGGTCTTATTTCTGGAATTATAGACCCAGTTTGTTCGAATGTTTTTGGTCCACCAGTCCTTCTCAAAGTTGGATATGTTGATATTCCTATTGATTGGACTAGATCCACTGTAAATCCAGTCACACCTATTGATATTGCGTTTGATCCTCTAGAAAAACCACTTATTTTACCAACAGAATATTTTCCAACAATAGACCCACTTGAAATCATACCTGATACATTGGTATCTGATTTGATAAGACAAGTAATTATTCCAACACCACTTCCAGAATCTTGGAAAGCAGCTACACTGTAAATACTGTCTGCAAAGGAGGTTCCTATTCCAACTGAGTTATTATTATTACCATGAGTGTCTATTCCTATTACTCCAGAACCAACACGAGTATCAAATACATAAATTGGATTTCCAATTGCTATTGGATTGAAATCAGATAATGAACCGTCACGTTTAACAGTAAATTTAATTGCTAATTTGGATGATAGTATTGTTGTTCCAATACCTGTTATAGACCCTGAATTATTTTGAAATGATAAACTACCAGCACTTGGAGTTGTAAGATTTTCATATTTAAATGGTGGTTTTTCAATAATACATTGTGGTGGATTTGTGTTTGTATAACCAGAACCAACAGTGGTTATTGAAGCAAAACCAATTGTTCCACTGGCACCAACAAGTGTTCCTCCAACTGCAGTGAATCCAATTCCAGATGGTGCAGTGAATTTAATTACAGGATTGCTACCTTGTACATAACCTGAACCACCATTTATAATTGTTATTGCAGATACTTGACCTGAATTATTAATTATTGCTGTCACTGCTGCTCCAACTATAGGTTCTTCTGAGTTAATTGATAATCCTAGAGACGTAGTTCCTGTCTCATAATCAAATAAATCCATACTATCAACAAATAAAACTGAATCAGTTGTTGTGATATCACTAATAATTTTCGCAGTCGGTGTAATTCTTGGTTCTATACTCTGTCTTTTTTTAGAAACAATAGTTTTATTGATTATTTTATCTTCTTTCTGCTTTATTAAATTAATTGATCTATCCACACTTGAACTTATACCAACACCACGATAAGCATTTGTTTCTAATTTTTGTGATGTATTTAAATTAAATACTGTTCTTGGATCTTGAGCTTTTATTCCATTTCCCTGAGATAATTGAACTTCATCTCCCACTTCCACAGTTGTTTTTTGTGCAAGATTTACAATAGAATCATCATTTGTAGTTCCTTTATAGAACAATATTGATATATCATCCTCTGGAATTGGTGGTTCTGAAAAACTAATTATATTTCCACCAACTATTGTGTATGATGTTTGTGGATCTTGAACAACTCCATTTACAATAATTAAGAATAGATTCTCAAGTTTAACACTATTAGAAATACTATTAGGATTGAGTTCAAAACTTACAAGTTGGTTATTTAATACTAATGAAAAATTAGTTTCAGATCCATTTTGAAGACTTTTAATAGAATCAATATAGTCAAAATCACCAAATTGCCATAAAGCAAAGGAATCATTATATACTTTATCTATAGATAAAGTTGATCTTTCAACAAGTTGACCTACACCTTTAGCTGTCACTAATCCAACAGCCTCTACAACATCACCTTTTTTAAATCCAAATCCTCTATTCACAATTTCATATTCTGATATTTCAAATAAAGTCGATCCAATTCCCACAGATGCTTTTGGAATAGCATTAATTTTTAAATTAGTTCCTGTATCTGTAGTTGCTCCAAATCCAAGTCTTGATACACCAGTGACAGACAAATTAGAATATGATGGTTGTGAAACAATTATTTTAGGATCTTTATAACTCTTACCACCACCTACAAGTGTATATGCCAATGTTCCACCTGCACCAACTGAAGCAGTTATAGTTGCACCACTACCAACATTCACTCCAACATTGACACTGAATATATCATCAGATAATTTTGTAACTGCTGTGCTGATACCAGCTACTGGATCTGTAGATCTTGGATATGGATGTACAGTTTGGAAATTATCTTTCGAACAAGAGAATGATATACTACCAGTTTCAATTGTAACATTACTCGAATTAGTTAATCCATGATTAGGAACTGTTAATTTCAATACTCCTGTAACTGGATTGTAAGAAGCATCTATAGGTGTTAAATTACCTGAAATGGCATTTGTATTCGCAGATACGAAACGATGATCATATCCTACATCTATTACTGTTACTCCAATTGATACTACATCATTATATCCAGATCCAAAACTCAAATTAGTAAAGAATGGATATACATTTCCAGAACCTTGATAATTGAAAGATGTTGGTTGTGTTCCAACTCTTACACCAAAAACATTTGTTGATGCTATTGAAACTACTTCATACTCATAACTCCTCAAAGTAAGACTAGGAGAGAATACAAAACCTTGAAGTATTGCAAAATCATTTGAATTTATAAATTTATGCTCATTGACAGTTCTAATTGTCATGATTCCAGTTACATTATCATAAGTAGCAGTCTGAACTCCTAAGTTACCTCCACTGTAAGATGTACCTACAATACTTGTTATTGTTCCACCAGCACTAGTAAGTGCTTTAACTCTTGAACCTACTAAAGGAGCATATCCTAATCCATTAATTGTATTACCTATAGAAACAGGAACACCACCTCTAGGTAATTCATTCGTATTAATATTATTAGAAGTAAATATAGATCCATCACTAGATGTAATTCCAGTAAATACAACTGTTGTTACACCAGTAGCACCACTACCACTTTCTATTATTTTAAAATTCTTATTGGGATTAAATTGCGTCGATGGTGATTGGAAAACTCCATTAACAAATAATATTCCACTACCACCAGTAGTTCCTATTCCAATTGTATTTGCACCACCAACTTTCAAAGTAAAATCAGATTTTATTCCTGTAAACTGATCTGATACATCATCAAAAATTGCATTTGTATCATAGTTATTCCTTAAGTAAACTCTTCCAGAGAATTTAGTTTTAGGTGGATTTAGATCATTTATAGTTTTTGAATTAGAAAGATCACCTCTTGGAGGTTTAGTGAAGAATAAATCTCTTCCAGTAACATTGTAAGATCCTCTAAACACAGTAACTGTTGTTCCATCAGAGTGTGTGGCTGCTGAACTTCCAACGAAAGATCTTGTAACCTCAACTGTATTAAATGTTCCCGAAGATCCAACAGGACCTCCACCAGTTGTTGCAAATCCAACATTTGTAATTTCTACAAATTCATCATCTATTTTTAAAATATCACTTGATGTTAAAGTAGATATTCCACTTAGGTGAATTATACTAGTAGTTGTACCAACAGATCCTGATAAATTATGACTTAAAGTATGAGTGACATCACTTCTTATTAAAGGATATTGTCCTACCTCATCAAGTGAAATTAAAAGTTTTTCATCTGCTTTTGCCATACTAAACTCATGAATATTTCCTTCACCCAAACTTGAGAAGGAAACTGCAGCACCAGATCTTGTGGTCGATATAAAGAATGAATTGGTAGTGACATCTCTAGCAAATACAGTTGTTGGCAATTGACTGATTGTTGATATTCCACCAGATTTAATTTCAAATTGCATTGGTGTTGATCCAAGACCAACAATTGAACTATTTGGTTTGTATATTAATTCTTCATTCTCTCTAAAGAAATGATTGTTTATTGAAAACTGACCAGTTACTGAATTTAAACCAACTGAATTGGGATTAAAAACTTTTCCGAAAATTGGTATAGAATTAACTTTTGGTGTAAATTGTGTTTTCTCTATTCTATTTCCAGAAATAGAATTATATAATTTAACAGAATTACTTTCAGTTATTACACCGTATGTGTGATCTTCTGGAGTATTATCTGTATCCATCTTTGTATAAAAACAATGATTTAATGAAACCACTGTTGATATTCCTGTTGAATTATCAGGATGAAACTCAAGTTTAAAGTTAGATCCAGAAAGAGTAGCACCAAAAGTTCCCAACCCAGAAGAAGGATCATATTCTGATATATAATCTTTTGTAACGGATAGTGATCCAGACTGCTGTGCATAAGCATCTGTTCCATCGTGAAGGAATAAAACTTCATGAATAGCTTTAGAAGATCCTATACTAACCTCTACAACTGATTTTACACTATTGAAAAGAGCAGAATTTAAATTAAGTAAAGTGGATACTCCAACATTACTTGATGATATTCCTGTATATAAAGAAGTTCTCTCGCTTCCATCAGTTTGATCAATGGATTTAAATCTGTAAGTTTCGGCAGAAACACCAGTTGTTCCAATTCCTATTACCTTTGTCTTTAATTTTAAAGTATTTGATTCATCATTTTGATAACTGAGTATTAAATTATTACCTGATATATTTGATGTCACAATACCCAATTTATTTGTAGATAATTCATTCCTTTGAGTATTGAAATATGCTTCAGTAAAGAAAGTATCTGTACCTGCATGAGATACAAAACTTTCAACTAAATTCATTTCTTTAGTGACATCATCAATTACATGTATTGTTGCATATAGAGATTCAAATTCATTAACTGGAACACTAATAATATTAGTTGTTATTCCTGCAGGGCAAGATTGAACAAATGAATTTAAATTAATTGGTCCTATAGTAGTAGTTCCTACTCCAGTTGATGATGTATTAAATTGAGATGAAAATATTTTTAAATCATAATCAACTTCATTTTCTGGTATTGGACTTGTTTTTGGTATAAATCTTAAAGTATTTTTAGATGAAGAGGTTGATTCATCTTCATTAAGGATAAAATCAACAAAATTATCATCTATAGTGTTAACTCCATTTCCAGAATTTATTAAATTAGATTTCTGAACTAATATATTTTTATCTCCATTACTTAATAAAAGTAAATTGGATATTTGAATTTTGTTTATTTTAGAAACACTTTTAGTAACTATAGTAAGATCATTAAATAATTCACTAATAGTAGAGTTTGAAAATTCAAATAAATCTAAGAAAGAATCAGGAGTTCCCTGTAAATTTGAAAATTCATCAGAAATATCATCTATCACTAAAACATCATTTGTTTTGCAATCAACGAAATCTGATAATCTTAATTCTTTAAATTTTATAAATCTACTAGCTTCACCAACAATATCAACATCTCTTGCAAGATCTATATTTTTTATTTCATCTACTCTTTTTTCATCAAATAAATCTACAATAATATTAACAGAACTAGTTGATCCTATTCCAGCATTAGTAGTCGAAGTTATACCAGTATCAGCAAAATTCTTCATGCCACTTGTATGAAGTAAATTATTTACTGTTGTTCTTAAATTCTTCCATTCAATTGGACTTTGAATAGAGTATGACATATTTTGATAATAATCATTATCTGGCATTACCTGAAAATCTTCACTCAATTTTCCTATATCAGTATTCCAATCAAGATTTTTTAGTATAGAAAAATCAGTTTTTAATCTTCCTTTGTTTTTCTTTATGTTTGATATTTCTGCTTGACTCCCAGAATTTTGACCAATTAAAATATCACCAATTTTTAATTTTTTAGTTCCAAAAATTTTTAATGTACCAGTATCATTTTTTACAACTTCAGAATCAGTTTTACTACCATTTATGATTAATTTTTCACCATCATCAAATAAAGATTGATTTTGAGTTATAAAGAAAGTAGGATAATCTGATTCATTAATTACATTTGCAAATGTTTCTACAACTGTTTTTGCTATACCAGTATTTGAAGTAAGAGTGCTTACATCAATTGTAACTTGTCCTTGTGCACTAACGTTAGGGTCATATCCTGAAACGTTTAATAAATTAAACCCATAATCACTAGAGTTAAATCCTGATCCACCAACACTAACTTTTTCAATACCTTCAATGAAAACCTTATCACCTGAAGCAAATGGGTTTATAGGAAATACTGGATTAGGTGTAGCTATTCTACATGTAAAAATTCCTGTTCCATTAGATATTACATCAGTAATAACAATACCATTATTATTATTAGTTGTTCTTAATGTTATTGTTTTTGATGGTAACCCAACAGGTCTTTCAATAATATTTACAGATGAAATACTATTTTCTAACATGGAAAGTTCTAAAAATCCACTATCTATTTCTTTACCCGTATCGGTGTCAACAACTATGATATTAGGTGTTTCTATAAAATTAGATCCACCTTTAGTAACACTAACAATTCCTAAAGTATTTGTATTAACTATGCTTACAGTATCTGCTATGAGACTTTCAGGTTCTAAAGTTTTATCTGATGAATATTCAAAACCTTCATTTATTATTCTGACTTGTTCAATGTTTCCAATTGTATTAGATAACGGAATTATGATAGAATCCTTTCCAAGAGAACTTCCTCCGACTCCAATGAAATTAGGAATTTTCTTATAATTTGATCCACCAGAAATAATATTAATGGTATTGATCGGACCTTTTGCTGTTTTTGAACTAGTATTATATTTTAATACATCACAATCTGTAGAATTGTAAGATAATTTTTCTGGAATATCTTTCAGAAAAACACTAAAACTGGTATTATCAATTTTATTAATTTTGAAAGTTTCATTATAAAGACTATCAACAAAAGATATCTTAGAGTAATCTTTTACATCAGTATCAGTAGTACTGATTGCTCCTGATTTTTCTAAATTATAAAATAATTCATTTGGTATACTACTACCATATCCTATTGTCAAGGCAGATCCTACCGAACCATTTGATCCAGATGTAGAAATACTGAATATTGTAGATACACCAACAGATATGAAATCATTTCTAAATTCTTGATCATAATATATTTTAAAATTATATCCAGATAATGAAGAATCTGAAAGGTCAAAAATTAAATTATTATTCTTAACTACTTCTACTCTTGGATTAATTAGGGATATGGATTGTGATGTTCCTCCTGTAGATCCTATACCAGTTACATTTGGAATATCTTTTTTAACATCTAATTTAGTCTCACATAATTTTATATTATCATCATCAACTTTGTATACAAAATAATTTTTATTATCTAATCCCTCTGGTAAAATATTGGAATTATATTTAATTTTATCACCAATTTTTAAACCATGATTTGCAATATTAATTGAATTGGTTAAAGTATTAATTCCTGAAGAATTGAAATTTATAGGATCAAATAAAATGTTTCCTGTCAAAGAATCTCTTGAAACTTTTATTGAAGTTGATGTTCCAATTCCTACTGATAAATTAGATTGAAGTGTTAATGATATTTGATCATCATTTTCTAATTCATGAGATTCTATTGTGTTTATAGTTGTTTTTATTCTTTCAACTTTTGAGGTTACTTCACTAAAAACTGTTTCAAATAGATATCTATCACGCAAACCTTCAGCAATAGTTGGTACAGACATAAAATGTATTTCACTAGAATTAATTTCAGTTTTAATTCCAATAGAATTTATATTTTTATTAACAACATATAGTGTTTCTGGTAAATTAAATTGGGAAATGCCATTATCTTTAGATATTGGTATATTTTCACCACCAGCTCCAGTCGGTGTTGTAAATTTAATTCTTTGATTTGTTTTGAAAGGATGATTTTCAATATAAATTTGTTTTACGGGAACGTTTCTTATAATGTTTTGATTACCAAAAAAGAATGATAGAGTATTTTCAGACCCATCATCAGTCCCCAATCCAACTGTTTGTGATGGGTTAAAAAATACTTTTTCATTTAAATTAGATTCAAAATATGGTAATGATTTGTTAATTGAAAAACTTTTTGGTAAATATATTACGTCAGTCCCTGATGGGTGAGTAGTTCCATAAGGAGAAGATGCGTCTCTTTGAATGGTTAGAACATTTATATCTTTATAGATGTTTAATATTTTTAATGTTTCAGTCCCAATTCCTATACTACTACCAACTGAAACTGAATCTGGTATATTAGAAACAAATATTTCAGTTGTAAAACCAGCTGATGGTGATCCTGTAATTGTAGAAATTGTAGTTGAAGTAAATGTGGATACACCTATTGTAAATGAATTATTTAATTGTGATATATCTGTTGATAATCCTGATATTTTAACTTCATCATTATTTTTAAAATTATGATTAATATCCGTGAAAAAGTTTATTTTATTCTCTGACCATGTAATAACTGCATTAGTGTTTATACCAACTTCAGTAGTAACTGTTGAAATAGATTTACCATCTACCTTAGAAATTATTGATATTAATCCACTACCTCCTGAACCATCATTATTAAAGTTTAAAAATTCATTTACTTTATAGTCTGATCCTCCAGAAACTACATTAACCCCTGTTACAGAACCAGAAGAAACTGATGTTATTTCTATTTTTTGATTTTGTATTTCATTCGTTTCTACAATAAAATCGTTATTAGCAAAATCATCCGCAACTTTATATGGGAAAGTATTTCTAATTAAATTATTTGAATTAAAGTCAAAATTAGTTTGTAAGTTGTTTTCTAAATTATATTCTATAGATTTAGATCTATAAGAATTACCTAGAAAGTAAGGAAATGTTGGAACGTTTAAATTACCAACTGTTGCGTGATACACGTAAACACCATTTGGAAACTCTTGTGTTTTCTCAAATCTACCATTATGTTCGTCCAAATCACCAACAGAACTATCAAATTTGTAATCCTCAATAAAGAAACCACCAGTAAATCCAGATGGTCTATCAATTACATTAGTGATATCTTCAACATAACTTGATACTAATTTTTTAACTGTACCTGAATTACTAGTATTATCTTCAGGATTTTCATATGCAAAAGGACCATATATTGGATTTCCATCATAAGCCCAACCTATTAATGATGATGGGATGGTATTATTTTCATTGAATACTGTAACATCATATCCAGTAAAAGAATATTTTAATTTATTTTCAGAATCTTCTAAAAGTTGATAATTATCCAGAACACTATGTTTGTTAACTGTTAACGATCTTACCTCAGAATCAAAAAATGCATTTTGGCCTGCAGATTTAACATTAATTGATGTATCTGTAGAATAACCAATTCCAGCATTTACAATAATCACACTAGTAATTTGATTATTTACTATAATTGGTCTTAATTTGGCACCTGCACCTTTACCTGTAGGATCTATTACATCAAGATCGGGGGTAGAGAAATATTCTTGTCCAATAAATGAAGTTACGATACCAGATATTCTTCCGTTTATTACAGTCGGTTTAAAAGAAGCATTTTTTCCATTTTTTAATGTTATGATTGGTTTTTTATGATTATTAATAACTGTTGAACCATATCCTGTACCTTCTTCATAAAGATAAGTTTGTTCTATAGTTCCTCTAACTATTGGAGTAAAATTAATAGATGGTGTCAATCCTGCACCAATTGTACTAAATTCCGCAAAAACTTTTATATCAGGAAACTTAAATTCTTGAAATCCTGATCCTTGTGAACTTAATATGACTTCTTTTCTTCTTTCATAATTTGAAATAACAGTAGCTCCTATTCCAGCATCACTTAAACCAAATGAATTATCATCTTTGAACAATACATAGTAACTGTTATTTGTATTGAGTCCAGAAATATTTCCACTATATTCAACTAAATCACCATCTTCAAATCCATGATTTACAAATTTTATTAAATTACTTGTTGTAGAAATTCCAGTTGGCTTAACCGATAATTTTCTATTAGTATATCCACTACCACCATCTATGACTTTAACGTCTAAAATAGTTTTTCTAGGCCCTACTTTAAATATGTGATCTCCATTAGCATTACTACCATTGAAATTAATTGTTCCAATTCCTGCATTTAAATCAGAAACTGTTTCATATAATTCTATTGTTATACTATTAATAACTTTTGGATAGTAAACTGACTGATTAACTAAAACTGAGGTTCCTATTCCAACTCCGATTCCTTTATTAAAATTAGAATCATATACTATAGGTTCACCTTGTATAAAATTATGATCATTTTTAAAAGTTATTCTCGAATCTGGACTACCTACAGTGGTAGTGTTTATTCCTCCACCAGATGTAGTAGGTCTTGAATCAAAGAACTCTTCTCTAAATCTGTCTCCTATAACTGGTTCTAATACACATCCAGTTCCATTTCCACCAGTTACACCAATAGAAATAACATTATCAATATCAAAATTTTGAGGATCAACAAATACATCTATAACTTTACCACTTACAACTGGTTGAACCAAAGCTGTTGATCCAATTCCAGATGATATTGATATATTAGGTAAATTAATTATATCAAAACCATCTCCACCACTTAAAACTTGAACTTTATTTAAAGGTCCAAAAAATATTTTATCATTTGATTTATAATTAGATATTTCAACACCGTTAATCAACATTCCAGTTTGACCAACAGGTGTTAATTCATTATCCCCATTAGATATATTTTGTTCTAATGGAAACTTTTTAATTAATTTTTGTGCACCAATTACTCTAGATTTTTGAGAAAATAAAATAAAATTATGAATTCCATCATTTGAACTTTTTGAAAAAGTTATATTCTTTCCATCATCAATACCTGAAGGTGAACCATATAAACTTATACTTTTTTCACCTACAACATCAACAAAATAAGATCCAGTGTTTAATCCTACAAGAGAATCACCATTAGAATAAGTATAAAAAACTTTATCTCCAGTTCTAAAAGGAACTTCATTTGCAAAATTTATTATAGTAAAATCAAGTTGATCTGTAGTATCTCCAGAAAGACTTCCTCCATTAGAACTTGATAAATTTAGAGAAATATCTTTAATATTTGCATTTATTTCTTTTGAAAATTCAGATGTACCATTAACAAAAGAAGGTAAAGAATTTGATGTCACATATGAAGTTTCATCTTCAATATAAACATTTTGAATATCAGATGTTATTACATCATTACCAAATTCAAGTGGTGCTCCCGAACTTCTAGCTTTGTTTATTTTTTTTCTTATTTTATAAGATGCACCTTCCTCAAAAGTAAAACTAATTTGATCTAAAGTAATGGAATTATCATCCTCAGTTATCTGATTTACAATAGCTGGAGATATATTAGAATTTGGAGGAAACAATACTCGGTTTGAATCCCTATCAACTATTTCAACAAAATCACCCAATTTTAAACTTGATCTATCAATTTTACTTGATAAGTAAATTGTCCCAGATTCTATACGATCTATAAAATATGATACACTGGTATTATAAATCCATGAATTGCAAAATTTTTGCTTATATGTTTTATCTGTAGTAGGATTCTCTACTTTATCACCAATACTCTTTACAGAAATTATCTCACCTTCTTCCACATCAACATCACCTTCTTGTTCAAATTCGGATAATACTCCTGTTAATCTTAATACTACTTTTTTATCCAAATCTCCATCTTCAAATCCAAAATATGTTACATTTGATCTAATATCCTGAATGGGAGATATAGGACTAGTAACTCCTGTACAATTTAAAAATTGATTTATTGTTTTATCGGTATAAGTTATTGTATTCACACCAGATATAACTGTTCCTGTTACTCCAAATCCTATTGTAGAATCAACTGTTATTACACTAGATCCAACTGATACATTTTCTATAGACTTTGTATTTGGGACAACCACAAAATCACCTGCTACATCAGAACTTTCATCATATCCAACGAATAGTCCAATTTTGTAATAAGTTGTTATTCCACTCAATCCAGAATCTATTCTCTCAAAAGGTTCAATTTCAGATATTGATGCATTAATATTGATATCAAGATCACTTCTAAAGAGTGTCTGCCCAGTTAAACCTTTAAGTAAAGACTGTCCTTTAAGTTGTATTGGATCACCTTCTATTAATTCTGCTACACAAACTCTTCTTCTAACATAATTTGCAAATGATGGTTTTATTAACCTGTCCTCTAAATTCAGAATTGTAGGTGTTATTCCATATAAAACATTAAATAATATTCTAAATGATTCTTCAGTTCCTTTTGTTTGATATAATGACCTTGCTTCACCTATAAATGTACCAACATCCAAATCTGTTTGAAATTCTGTTTCCTCTAATCCAGGTAAAAATGTTTTTTTGAATTTTTTATAAAATTGCTTTAAAAATAAAGAACTAAGATTTTGAACATTTGAAGATATTCCATGATCTGCTGATACTGAAGTGCTAAACAACAAATCTTCATTGCTCGAATCTGAACTATAACTTGTAATACCACTAAATCCACGAATACATCCAGTAAATTTATTTGTAGTTATACCAGTATATGTAATAATTTCATCATCAATTTTAAATAATCCATATTGATTAGGAAATCCTTTTGTAGATGAAACAACAATTTCGGTTGTTGTAGTTGCAATTCCAACTGATAATTTTGCACTATCTACTATTACTTCAGGAGTTAAATTTTGAATATTTAAATATTGATCTAAATTATCAGATATGTCAGTAGGACCACCTTGATATTCTTGAGAAGTATAATATTGTTTTAAAAAATCAACCGTCAGAGGACTTTCATCCCTAATAAAATTAGGAAGTTGGTTAGATATGACATCTTGTATTTTTACTTTACTTACAATACCTGTTTGTATCATGTTCTAATTATTTTACCGTTTGGATAACTTGATGAATAAAAATCTCTGGTAAATTGTACTCCAGAAACTTCGTCTCCTGATGATATTACATCTCTAACCATATTTATTGTACTATTTGAAACGTCTAATGAAACATATAAATCTTTCAAACCAACTACATCATTAGATCTTGGAAAAACTTGAACCTCAACTATATTATTTGGTTTAACAGTTGATTCAAAATTAATTGTCGATAAATTTACTTCACCTTTCTCATAGTCTATCGATCCTGCAGATGATACTACAACTCTAACTGTGCTATCATCTAATATTTTAATTATTTGTAAAATACCAGTTTTTTGATCAGAATTGGGAACATCAGTTAAATATAACACTCCAGATTCACCAAAAATAGTAAATCCAGTTGATTTTATATTATATCCATTTAGATTAACATAAAATTTATTTCCAAAACATAATTCATATTGTGCAAATCGGTTTATTGTTACTTGTAAGTTCCTTCTCATTCTAATTTTAGTAATATTTGAGGTGATTGCCTGATCTGTGTCATCAATTACCTTCAATAATTTACTATATTTTAATCTACCACCAAATTTGTTTAAATTAATTGATTTTGAATACGTATTTAATGTATTTACAATATTTGCCTTTAATGAATCTGCTGCTGTAACAAGAGAACTGTTATAATATACATTTGAATCAATTTCAATATATAATAATTTTAAATCTATGATTTTTTGGTTAATTCCAGATATGGAATATTGTTTCAACTTGGATAAAATTTGATTTTTAGAAAAATCCGATACTAAATCACCATTTTTAGGTTTTATACTAATTGCAACTGTTCCAAACTCTGGTGGATCAAGTTCTTCCCCACCAACTACTGAAACTGATTCTGTATTAGGGTAAATTTTCTTAATTATAGCTTCATAATCTCTAGAAGTCACAGCTCGGTTCTGTGATGAATATATTAGAGGTGAAAAATACTTAACAGAATCAATTGATTCAATATTTCCCCCATTTTGAGACTTTATTAATGTTGAAATTGAAGGAGTTGAAGATAAATTGACTAAAGTTGTTCCAGATTGAAGTCTTCCTGAGAAAGAAAACCTTTGAGCACCATTTCCATCTTCACCATCAGTAGTTATGTACCTAACTGTAATAAAATCTCCGTCTTTATTTGCTCCAGAACCTAATTTTTTACCAAAATATCCATCTCCAAACTTTAATTCATACTTTTCATCCTGTATTTCCTTAATTAAATATATTTTTGAACTTGAATCAATACTTACAATATCATCTACCAAAGAATACTGTGATCCATCTCCACTATCACCACTATTTTTAACATAAACTACAATTTTTGAGGTATCGATGAAAGGATTGTCTAAAATAAACCTTTGGTCAAGTGATCCATCGTACCTAAATGTCTTTTCAAGATAAGTTCCTTGATAAACATTAATACTTTCAAATTTTGCAACCCCATCAACAACATTTGCACTAATAGGTTCAGTAATTGCAAAAGTATATGTTTCATTATCTACATCTCCAGTGCATACTATACCTGGTTGTAAGGTCACCGAACTCACATTATCAGTAATACTAGCATCAAATGATATCTGTGCGTTTGCTGCCGTTCTAGACCTAGGTGTGTAACCTATATTTCCTGCCAAAGATACAACATTTTCTCTCAAAGTAGCAGAATCTAGAAAAGATTCATTGACAACCATGTTTGAGTTGAATGCTGTGATATAAGTATTGTATGCTAAAGTGTCAATTAAGACAGAAAAGTTTGAACCATCAAAATCAAAGTCCGTAAAGTTGGAATTTGCTCTTAGATAATCTTTAATTGATGTTTTTATCTGATCGAAATCAAGATTTGTAAAATTAGAAAAAGGCATATTACCTTGTTGCCTCTAATATGAATGAATATTCTTGAGTTGGGAACTCTTGACCCACAATGTCATATATTACAGTTACTTCAAACTGATTTGAATCAGGAAATGGATCGACTTCAACCTCTACATTATCAACTCTTGGTTCATAATTCTCAACCGAAGTTTTAATTTGGTCTTGAATGATACCAGCAGTACCAGAATCTACAAAATCAAAAAGACTTTTATACACATCAGACCCAAAATCAGGGTTGAAAAATTTTTCGGTGGGTATAGTCTCTACAATATTACGCACAGATCTACTTATAGACCTTTCATTTTTGAGAATTGGTAAATCTTTTGTGACTGGATGGGGTGAAAACGATAAACTTATGTCTTTAAATGCTCTCGATACCCTTTTAATTGCCATGAACCAAGTTTTATATTTATTTATACCTGTTCCTAGACATTTTTATTTACCTTCTTCTAAGTATTGAGGTTTTTTCTCCTCTTTTTCATCAAAGTAGGCATCACCATCATATTCACTGATCAATTTTCGACCTTTTTTTGTAAATTCTTCCGATTTATCTACTTTAATAATCATTTTTTTTACCTGTAATAATTTATTTATCCTAATTCTGGTGCATCATCAATATTTTTTGTAAAGTCTTCTGTATAAAAATTTACACTTCCCGTATTTGCAGTATTTCCTGCTCCAATTGCAGTATTAATTTCATTTTGATTTAATATACTAACTGGATCTTGCCTTTCTTTTGACGTTTTCCAAAAATAATTATCTTCTGACCCTAATCCGTCACGATCATGACCATTCTCTACCTGATAGTACACGGTTGATACTTTAAAATCAGGAATCTTAGGTGTCTCAGGAGTGATACTGTTGTCATAGATCCTCATTCGGTTGTTTGGATAGAGACAAAACTGTCCATTATCCAATTCTAATAAGTTATGAGACTTATGTTCGGCAGGTTGTTCACTGGTTGAGTAGTCAATCGCATCAACATCTGAATGATAATTGTCAAGAGTACATATGTACGTGCCCGTCTGATTGCCATAGTCTCTTGTATAGACTTCATAGTGCATTGAACCGATAAACTGCTTTTGAACGGCAACAACTCCATAGTCCATACAGTTCCAAAACTGTAGATTATGAAGAGTCATATCAGGATCAGGTATTTCTGGAGACGAGAGGAAAGCAGAAATCGGCAACTTATCAAACATTGCAGCATATTCAGGCAGATAAGTTTCAAAATAAAAGGCACGACCAGGTATACTCTTTGCAGATACCCAGACTCCTTTGACAAATTCACCATGACCATACTTATGGTCGGTCAAGTATTCTTTTCTTACCCATACCTCATAGGAGGGTAGATTTGTAATTAATGTACTCATTCTTCGTGACCATTTTGAATTTCAGTTGTTAAATCGAGAGGGTTTGGAAGTTTGCCATCATAAAACTTTTGTGCCAGATCTTCCATTAAATCAAAATACTCCTCCGTGGTCAGGTTCTTACCAAGAATCTCCTGACCTCTTCTTACCTTATATAACTCTTGTTTTTTCATGCCCGACTCGAATTCGTGGGTCACACCAGATCTCAAATCCTGCTTCGATTGCGTCGAGACAAAACGAGACATCCTCGCCGCACATGTCCTGTACCTCACCAGACTCAAAGACCTGCATCTTCGGTGCAAACCATGGATAAGGTATTCCTTTGTTCTCAAATACACCATGACGAATCAATAACCATCCGAAACCTGTATAATCTACGGTGAACGGTTTCTTACGTTTTGATATACTGTCGATGGTTTCGTGATTCATCACACCACCATTATTACGAAAATCGTCTTCCTCTAACCAATGTGCCACCGAGGTAGTCTTACCATCTTCGGTACAATACCAACCTGCAACAATTTCTCTCTCCTTCTCACCTTCTGGGTTTGCATCTAAAATTAACTGAAAGAACTTCTCTGAATTAAAAACAATGTCAGAGTCAATCCATAACTGATAATCATACTTTAACTTACCATCCCATGGAATTTGATCTGGTCCTCGAAGTACGTTTGCACCAAGACACTTACAACGGGCAAAATTGACCATTGATGAATAATCTTGTGATATCTGTATACTTGCTCCTGACTGTACCAAGTCGAAACATAATTGTACAAAACTTTTTAAATAGTTGTATGATACTCCTCTACCTGGTAGACAAAAGACAATTGCCTTTCCTTTTATCAATTCTTTTGCTCTCTGGTAGTCCCATTCGGGTTTTTTTTGCACAGCAGGAGTCGCTGCTTTTACTGTAAATCCTTTAGCCATAATAGAATGCGTTCATTTCAATTATATACTATTATATAGTGGTTGTCAATAAGAAGATTCATAAATTGTAGAGTCTTCTATACTCATATCTTGTATCTCTGTATATGTAATTTCTTCCTTCCAATAAGACGTATATAACTTATTCCATATAATATCAAACTCCTCTTCATTTAAATTCTTAAACAAACATTTATCATTCAAATAAATGTGGTAACTCTTCTTAGTCATCTTCTTCGGGTGAAATACAGAAACTTGGTTCTTCGTCATACTTTCTTTCATAGTCATAACCATCTACAACAACAACTGGGGCAATGACACTATGAAACTCTCGAAAACATTCTTCTCTATTTTTTGCATACTTACGTGGTTCTTTCTTTTTAGTCATCCTTTTTGAGAGTAAGGTAAATGCCATCTATATCTAGATTCCATTTTAGCACAATATCTTCATACCAGTCAAGTTCATTCATAACCTCTTCGGGAATTGCCATATAATATCTGTCTGTTGCTGGATCAACCTCTATAGCAGAATAAACTTCGTCAAAATTTTTTTTCATTTCAGAAAACCTAGTGGTCGTTTTTATATATGCGAAAATTTTTTTTGACTCGTGGAATTTATATCTGTCTTTCGTAACACTTTGTAGGTTAGGTTCCCATGCCGTTTTTATATACGGGGGCATCAACCCCCATAACTGCTG